TTTTACCAGCAGTTAAACAGAGAATTAGTCAGACAAGACTTGATGAGTTTTCTATGATTGGGCTAGGTAAAAATGTACGGTATGAGCTTAACGGAATCGGAGAAATGGAAGACTTGATTTTCAACTATTTCTTGGACGAAAAAGGCGAAACTTTCAAGCGTACAACATGGGAAAGAAACCCTAAGAATAACAAGATGATTTTAGAGGGGGTAGTAAGCAATGGAATTTGATTCTTATATAGATTGGTACAACAATTTACTTACAATGCCTTTAAATGACGTTATTTTAGGCGTTAAGGACACGATACAAGACAAGACGGTATATTTATCACTTAGTGATTCAAAGGTGCTTAAAATGGATAATACGAGCTTTGTCATGGGCTACTATTATCAAGTTGTTTTATCTGTTAAAGACGTTGACGATGAACTTGTTGGACTAGTCGGAGATGTTTTGCAAAACGGTTGGAATATGACAAACTGGTCAGAAAACAGTCATTTGTACAATTATACTGGAACTGTTTATTTACCTTGTGGTTCAGGTGGTCAAGCATGGCAATGAATTTGCTTAATACAGCAAGCATAGCTAAAGAAATGCAAACTAAAGTAACAGAACGCATGGGCGATTGGTTTGAAGCTGAATTTAAGGCGAAAGCGAATATTGCAAGTCGAAGAACTAGATTAATCAGAAGCCACGGTCACACCTATACTTATGCCAGATATCAAAATACTGGGCAATTGTCAAGAAACTTAAAGCAAGTTAAAAAAGGCGATAAAGTAGTAGTAAACGCAGGGACTAGAGCTAATTATACTAGTGGTTATCATGGTATGTACTTCTTAGTTGAGGAAAAAGGTATGCAAGACGTCAAAACAACATTGAAAAAAGGCGCTAATTATGCTAATTCAATGAAATTATAAAAGTAGAAAGTGGTTTAATTACATTTGATTGAAATTAACAATAATGGTATTTTTTAATGAGTTTAGATAATTTTAGAAATAGAGCGATTGTATGGGATACGGTCAATAAAGACTTCCCACAACCAATTCAAATAATGCAAGGTGACGTCAACGCTAGAACATTGTCAGTTAAAATACTTGATAATGGAGGCGAAATTGATTTGACTGGCCATTCATTAAAACTTACATATCAATATACTAATAGCAGTAATTCCGGCTTTGTTATGATTCCTCCTGAAAACTTAACTAAAGGAGAGTTTATTTTGGTAATTCCTACCGAAATGACAAAACCTGGAGTTATTGAAGCGAACTTGATTCTTCTTAATGAAGATAAAGAGCAAGTTATCGTCAGTAAGAAATTAACATTTATATCAGATAATTCCACAGTTACAGTTTTAGCTCAAGAAGTAAATAATAAGATTGATGATTTTACAAAATTATTATTGGAAAATATGCCACAAGTAATGCGTAGTGAGTTGAATGATTTACATGCTCAAACTGAATCAAACAAGAGCAATATTGAGCTTAAAGCAAATTTAGCTGATATGACTAGCTTACAAAGTGCAATGACAGAGCTTAAAAACGAAGTAGAAGCATTTGGTATTAGTCCTAAAAATTTAGTTACTATAAAATCGCTATTAGACGCAATTGCAAGCAATGCAAGTGAATCGGAAGTTGTTGAACTAATAAATTCAGTAAAGGCTTTAACAAGTAATATTTCTCTTATGAGTAACGGAGATTACTCCCCTAAGGCTAATCAAACGGATTTAGAAAGTTTACAGCATACTGTTAATGACCATTCGGCGACTATTTCAACAAAAGCCAATCAAACGGATTTAGACAACTTACAAGCTACTGTTGACAAACAAGGTGTTGCAATTTCAACAAAAGCTGAACAATCAGAGTTATCAATCACAAATAAAAACGTCGCAACTGCTCAAGAAACAGCAAATAAAGCTGAAAGTGAAGCCAAAAATGCAATGGCAAAGGCTACCGAAGCACAAGCGAACAGTTTACAACTTAATGGCAACGCGGTAAGTGCAAGCAAACTGGCAACACCTAGAAAACTCGGAGTAAATCTTCAATCTTCATCATTTCAAGAATTTGACGGGACTGCTGATGCAACTAATATTGGAGTTTCAGGTGTGCTCCCAATCGCAAATGGAGGTACGTCAACAAGTGACGGAGTTATAAATACAATAGCCTACGCTAACAGCGCAGACGGTACGGACGACTTCACGACAGTTTATCCGAATTTGAACTTGTTAGTTAATAGTTCAGCCAAAACCAAAGATGGGTTCTTCAAAAACTTCGACAAAGTAGAAGATGGATATGGCGAAGTTACAATGAAAGGAACTAATACATCGGATGTTAGAGACCTTTCGGATGGCTTCTTGCTTAAACCTAGGGACTACAAACCAGGCGATAAATATACAATTAGTGTAGATATCATGTTTACAAGTTGGAATCTTCCTGCTGGAACGACTCTTACAGAATTTTGGTTTGGTCAGCGGTACCTTGATCCGATATGGAAACCAATATGTTCTATTGATTTGCCTAAAGACCCTAGTCGAATGATGAATAAGTGGATAAGAATAACACAAACTTCAACGATACCTCCTTATCAAGACCCGTCCGTAAATACTCAAGCAGTCTTTCAGGCTCAATTTTCTGGTGTAAGTGGTGGTAGTTTCACGGTTAGAGTTAGAAAACCAAAACAAGAACCAGGTTCAATTGCTACTCCTTGGATGCCAAATAAAAATGAAGTCACAATAAATGATTATCCAAAGTATGTAGGGTTTAGTAATATCATTAAACCTAATAAGAAAAGTTCTGATTACAAATGGCTACCAATGTGGTTAGCATCAATTGATAGGGCTACTGGCCTACTTAAGCCTGCGGTCATGGGTATAGATTATGCTCAAGCTCACCCAGTTGGCTCGGTAGTAACAAATAGCTCAAATTCATCGTCTGGTTACACGACTGGCACATGGGAAAATATCGGTTCAACAGTAATTGGTTCAACAACAGTTTATTATTGGAAACGTACTACATAAAAAATAAAAAGGAAGATAAAAAATGAAATTAGATTATAACTCACGTGAGATTTTCTTTGGTAATGAAGCTCTAGTCGTAGCTGATATGGCCAAGGGAAGTAACGGAAAACCAGAGTTCACTAACCTTAAAATCGTAACTGGTTTAGTATCAGTTGGCGAAATGGAAGACCAAGCGGAAACTAATAGCTATCCAGCTGATGACGTACCAGACCATGGAGTTAAAAAAGGCGCTACCTTACTTCAAGGAGAAATGGTATTTATTCAAACAGACCAAGCGCTCAAAGAAGATATCTTAGGTCAACAAAGAACCGCAAATGGTTTGGGTTGGTCTCCAACTGGTAATTGGAAAACGAAATGCGTTCAGTATCTTATTAAAGGGCGCAAACGTGATAAAGTTACAGGAGAATTTATTGACGGTTATCGTGTAGTCGTTTATCCAAATTTGAGACCAACAGCAGAAGCTACAAAAGAATCAGAAACAGATTCAGTAGACGGTGTAGACCCTATCCAATGGACTTTGGCAGTTCAAGCAGCTGATTCAGATATTTATTTGAATGGCGGTAAAAAAGTTCCTGCTATTGAATACGAAATTTGGGGAGAACAAGCAAAAGATTTTGCAAAGAAAATGGAAAGTGGACTGTTCATCATGCAACCTGATACGGAACTTGCTGGCGAAGTTACATTAGTAGCTCCAACTCTTGCGAACGTTCAAACGAAAACTAAAGGGCATAATGACGGAACAATTGTCTTACCAGCTACTTTGAAAGATTCTAAAGGTCGCGATGTAAAAGTAACAGCAACAATTAAAGATGTAAAAGGAAATGTTGCGACAAACAACGAGCTTGCTCCTGACGTTTATGTCGCTACATTCTCCGCTGAAGGTTATAAAGATGTTTCGGCGGGTGTTGCTGTAACCGACAAACCCTGAGGTGCCCGACGGGGCTAACCACGTAGCCTTTGCATATAACAAAGATGGAAAAGATGGTTTCATGACTGTTTACCCTAATTTGAACTTGTTGGATGGAACTGATTTTAAGAATTTCACACCAAAAGTAGAGAAGTATCTCACTATAGTAAAAAAAGATGGAGGAGTTAATAATAAACCCTACATCAGCGCGTCATACAGTAATCCAGAACCAAACAGTTTTGCAGACATACTTGTTTGGAAATTAGATAAAGAACGTCTTGAGCCTTCAACAACTTATACTTTTAGTTTTTATGCAAAAGGAAAAGGAACTGTTAAAACTTATATTCACCCTTCTCTGATTGATACTTCAAGTAATAGCTACGCTGACGGTAAAGTAATAAAATCAGAAGCAGACGGTAGTTACACTTGGACTCTTACTAATGAATGGGTAAGACATACATATACGTTTACCGCTAACAGTAGTATAAATGAGGACAAATATGTCCTATTTAGATTACCAACAGGAAGTAGCGTTGATATAAGTCTCCCTAAACTTGAAAAAGGTTCAGTAGCAACTCCTTGGATGCCTTCGTTTAGTGAAGCGAAAGCTGAAGATTATCCAAGCTATATCGGAACATATACTGATAATAAATCAAATGAACAAAGTACAGACCCAGAAAAATATACTTGGAAAAAAATAGAATAAGTAAAGGAATATATATAAAATGGCAAAACAATTGAGTACAGCACGTAAATTTAAAATGATTACAGGTAAAGACCTTTTTCAACAACAAAAAGCAATGGATACGGAACTTAAAAAAGAAGACGGAGAAATTACTGATGTAATGGAATTTGTTCAATATGGTCTATACTTAGCTCTTTTTCAAGATAATATTGTAAAAGCTAAAAGCGACTTTTCAGACTTTCGTTCTAGCTTTGAGTTCGATACTGACGGTAAAGGGCTTAAAGAACTAGTCGAAATGTGGCAGAAAGAAATTTAATGAGCTGAAAGGACTGTAAATGATTTTAAAACATGCAATTAGATACTTAGAACTTACTGGTTCAGACTTTATTACAGATTTGAAAGACTTTGCAGACCTACAAAATTCTTTTGTCGCTGGATATATTCCTGATGACTTTACAGAGCAAATGGAGAGCTTTACAGACAAGTTGTTGATACTTTGGGTAGATTGTAACGGAGGAGTGCAAAACGCATTAGACGACAAAACAGAGCTTCCTACGACTAACGAGTTAATTAACATCTTCTGTAAAACTGTTTTTATTAAAGAAAAAGAGGAAACAGAAGACGATATGGTCTTCTTTTCTTCTAGTTCATTGATTAAGAAAAAGAAAGATACTGTAAAGGAAAATAAAACCTTAGAACTTTTGACTGTTTTAGGCAATAACGAAATTGATATAACACAGTTCATGGAAATGGAGTTAGAACTTGTTTATAAAATAATCGAACTTATTGCAGAGAAGAAGAAAGAGGAAAAAGAAAAAGAGAAAAGGCGTAAAAGAAAGGGGATGTAATGGCAAGTAATGCAACATTTGAAGTCGAGATATACGGCAATACCACAAAGTTCGAGAACTCACTTAAAGGCGTTAACACCGCAATGTCAGGGCTTAGAGGAGAAGCTAAAAACTTACGTGAAGCTCTAAAACTTGACCCCACAAATACCGGTAAAATGGCGCAATTGCAGAAGAATTTACAAACGCAGTTGGGCTTGTCACGCGACAAAGCAACAAAATTAAAAGAAGAACTTTCTACGGTTGACAAAAGTTCACCAGCAGGTCAAAAGAAATGGTTACAACTTACTAGAGACTTAGGCACAGCAGAAACACAAGCTAACAGGCTAGAGAGCGAAATTAAGCAAGTCGAGGGCGCTATTAGTTCAGGCTCTTGGAACATTGACGCTAAAATGGACATTAAAGGTGTTAATAGCGGAATTGATGGCATGAAGTCACGCTTTAGTGGTCTTAGAGAAATTGCTATAGGCGCATTCAGGCAAATTGGTGCTAGTGCTGTCAGTGCTGTCGGTAATGGCTTAAAAGGCTGGGTATCTGACGCAATGGATACTCAAAAAGCCATGATTGCCTTGAAGAACACAATGAAGTTCAAAGGTAATAGGCAAGAGTTTGATTATGTAAGCAATTCTATGCAGAAGCTCGCTAAAGATACAAATGCAAATACCGAAGATACTTTAAAACTTTCAACGACGTTCATTGGTTTAGGCGATACTGCTAAAAAAGCGGTCGGTAAAACGGAAGCATTAGTAAAAGCTAACCAAGCATTTGGTGGTACTGGCGAACAATTAAAAGGTGTAGTTCAGGCTTACGGTCAAATGTCGGCAGCTGGTAAAGTTACGGCTGAAAATATTGGACAATTAACCGATAATAACACAGCTCTTGGTTCTTCTTTAAAAGACACTATTATGAAAATGAACCCCTCATTACAGCAATATGGTTCTTTTAATGAAGCTGTTTCAGAAGGCGCTGTTTCGGTGGGTATGCTCGACAAGGCTATGGACAAAATGGCTAAAGGTTCTGGCGGTGGAGTCAAAACTATTGGGGACGCGTGGGACAGCTTCAATGAAACAATGTCAATTGCTTTAATTCCTACTTTGAATGCTTTAACACCTATCATTAGTAGCCTAATAGACCAGATGTCTGACTGGGGCGAAAGTGCTGGTAAAGCTGTAACAAATGTAGTTAAGTATTTTCAAGACTTGTTTCAAAAACTTCAAGAAAATGCAGCCACTTTAGCCTTTTTAGAGGCTTGGGATAACATAAAAAGCGCATTTGATTCCATAGTTTCTATTATAGGGAACGTCATAAATTCACTTCTTGGAATAAATACAGAAACAACAAAAAACGCAACAAGCATAGATAACGTAGCAAAGAGCATAGCTGCATTTGCTGGTAAACTGTCAGAAATAACGAAAAAAATAGCTGATTTTTTGAAAAAAATTAATGAAAGTAAAACTGCCATGTCAGTCTTAAAAGGAACTTTAGTAGTTCTTGCTAGTGCATTTGCAGCTTTCAAGGTATCTAAAGGTATATTAGGAGTAGTAGATGCTTTTGAAACTATTGGAACAGTTGCAAAATGGGCTATGGTTCCAGTAAAAGCCTTGTTTGGTTTAATTATTGCTAATCCGCTTGTTGCTATAACCGTGGCAATTGCAGCAGTCATTGCTAGCTTGGTATACTTCTTCACTCAAACCAAAACAGGTAAAAAGATATGGGCTGACTTTGTAGACTTCTTAAAGAGTGCATGGGACGGAATAGTTTCATTCTTTAGCGGTATTGGTCAATGGTTTGCTGATATATGGAATGGAGCAGTTGACGGTGCTAAAGGGATTTGGCAAGGTTTAGTTGATTGGTTCAGCGGAATTGTACAAGGCATTCAAACAGCATGGAATGGAGTTACAGAGTTTTTCACAGGGCTATGGGACGGAATAGTGAATATCGTTAAAACTGCGTTTGCAACTATTGCTTCTTTAGTAACAGGTGCTTATAACTGGTTTGTTACAACTTTTCAACCTTTAATTAGTTTTTATCAATCTATATTTGGGTTAGTTGGATCAGTAATTAATTTAGCTTTTAAACTTATATTGGCTATTATTCTTGGAGCTTATCAATTAGTTATCGGCGCATGGCAAGGTATATCAGGTTTCTTTGGTGAAATATTTAACGCTGTGAAATCAGTAGTTTCAACAGTATTCAGCGCAATCGGAAGTTTTGCTTCTGGTGCTTGGGGAGTAGTTTCATCAATATGGAGTGCAGTTTCAGGCTTCTTTAGTGGCATATTCAATTCTGTTCGTAGTGTTGTTAGTGGAGTGTTCAGCGCTCTTGGTGGCTTTGCTTCTAGCGCTTGGTCAAAAATTTCAGGTGTATTTAACGGAGTAGGCAATTTCTTTAGTGGAGCTTTCAGCGGTGTTAAAAGTACAGTTAGTGGAGTGTTCAGCGCTTTTGGTGGGTTCGCTTCAAATGCTTACAAGGCAATAACAGGAGCATTTGATGGTATTGGGGACTTCTTTAGCAGGATATTTGGTGGAATCAAGAATACAATAGACAATGCTCTTGGTGGTGTAACAAGTGCGATTGACAATATCAAAGGTTCGATTGATTGGGTTTCAAAAAAAGTTGGCGGACTGTTCAAAGGTTCAATGGTAGTAGGCTTAACAGATGTTAATTTATCTTCTAGCGGTTACGGTCTAAGCACTAACAGCGTATCAAGCGATAACAGAACATATAACACATTTAACGTACAAGGTGGTGCTGGCCAAGATGTTTCTAACTTAGCACGAGCAATCAGACGAGAATTTGACCTAGGGAGGGCTTAATGGTAAGACAGTATAAAATACATACCAACTTAGACGGAACAGATGATAAAGTTTGGGACGTTACAAATGGAAAAGTTAGATTTTACCAGCCCTCTAATT